TCACTTATATCCGAAGGAAGAGGACTGACAAAATCAAATTTATATTATGTGAAGTTTCCAACCATTGCGGGTATTAATGCATATGATCTGGGATTACTGTGTAACAACATTGATATACCAACCAGACAAATGACTAGTGTGGACAGACAACTGGGTGTCACTAACCAGAAAATAGTTTATGGTTATGCAAATCCACCAATCAGTGCAACTTTTCGTGTATTGAACAATCAAAAAGTTCGGGACTACTTTCAAAATTGGCAAGATTTCATATTGCCAGAATACAGTGATAACGAAGCAAGTTTTGAAGCAAAATACCCAAATCAATATGTGGCAACGATTCACATTTATCAATTAGAACGGGCTGAAAGTTATCCATTGTTTAGTAGAAACTTCGATAAGAAGTTGGGACCTTTAAACATTAATATTGATATTGATATTGACATTGGTAAAAGTTCCATTGCAAACTATCATTGGATTATTGATCGAGCTTTCCCTGTCACATTTACTAGTACCGGCTTAAGTGATGATGCTAGTGAATTTGGTTCTATCACAGTAGAGTTCGAATACAAGAGTTGGAAAGGTGAAGTTGTTTCTAATGGCAAACAAAAATCATCTATTTTTATTAACAGATAATGGAGTAAATTATGGCGTTACCTTTATTAAATGAAACACCCACGTACCAGTTAGTAGTACCATCAACTGGTAAGAAAATTAAATATCGTCCTTACTTAGTTAAAGAAGAAAAAATACTTCTTATGGCGAATGAGACAAAAGATGAGACACAAATAATAAACGCAATAACCGATACAATTGTTGCATGTACTGATAACAAAATTAAAATAGAAGAGTTGACCACGTTTGATTTGGAATTCTTGTTTCTTAAAATTAGATCCAAGTCAGTTGGAGAAAACGTAGAACTTTTTTTGCCTTGTTCATCGTGCAAACAACGGAACGAAACTGTTGTAAACCTAGATCTGATAGAATGTCCGGTTGTTGAAACTGAAAATTTGATTCAGGTGAATGATAGTGTTTCGGTTGAAATGAAATATCCTAGTTATTTTGATATTGAACAGGGTGGAGATGAATCAGAGGTCGCCTTCAATGTTGTCAGCAGTTGCATCAAAGCTGTTATCACAAAAGAAGAAAGATTCGATATATCGGATGAACCAAAAGAAACTGTTCGAGCTTTTCTAGAGTCTATGACATCTGCACAATTTGCAAACATTGCAGAGTTTGTGCAATCAATGCCTCAGATAAAACACACCATTGAGTTTGATTGTGACAATTGTGGTGAACACAATTCAATAGAAGTAAAAGGAATACACAATTTTTTTTAGTATGCCTCTCCCATGAAGAGTTAGCAAATTACTACAAAACTAACTTTTTATTGCAGAGGCATCATAAATATACTTTAACAGAGTTAGACAATATGATGCCTTGGGAACGTGAAATACAAATGATTATGTTAATGCAGGCATTAGAAGAAGAAAAACAAATCAGAGATCAAAATGGCACCTAGAGAATATTATACACTAGAAGATGTTGTGACAGAACTGAGTCAACAGACTGAGGTTCTCAAAGATATTAGATTCAACAGCGCAAACCAAACAAGTAACTTGCAAAAGTTTACTGATGTTTTGTTGCAAGATCGGAAACAAAGAGAAGCACAACAAAGAGAAAATTCTACTGAGAACGCTGGTAGAGACACCATCAATATTGATGCGAGAGAAATGCCAAAACCAGAGAGTAGTATGTCATCTAGTTTTGGAGGATCCTTTGGTAAACTGGCGGGTATAAGTGCAGGATTAGGTGCATTGGGTCTTGGTATCAGTGCATTCTTTGGCGGTTTAGCTTTAGGTGACAAAGGATTATCCTTTCTCAACACAGACATGTCTGCACTCAAAAGGACCATGGTTGGTCTAGGAGAAGCATTCTCTGCAACTGATACCAAAGGCCTGGTCGCAATGGGTGGTCTTATTGCCGCTGGTGGAGCAATGGGTGCATTGTTAGGGCCAGGTGGTTCTCTAAAAGCTGGATTCGGTATGTTCGCAATGGGTGCTGGTATTGGTGCATTCTTTTCTGGTCTTGCGATCAACGATGCAGCGATCCAGAAGTTTGGTGGTGATGGTTCTGGTTTAAAGAACTTGATGAAGAACACTGCTGAAGGTTTAGGCGCTTTTGCAAACAATGTTGGAAGCACCGAATTATTTGCAGGACTTTTAGCAACAGGTGGACTCTTTGGGCAAAGGCCCGGAGCCGCATTTAAAGGTGCTGTTGGTATGGGTCTCATTGGTGCTGGTATTGGTGCATTCTTTGCTGCGTTAGCTGCATCATCTACCGCAATCGAGGCATTTGGAACTGATGGTTCTGGTTTAAAGAACTTGATGAAGAACACTGCTGAAGGTCTCGCCGAAATTGCCAAACTTGGTTTGAGTGGTATGGCATCACTAATAGCGTTTGGTCCTGCTGCGATTTCAGCATCCGTAGGGTTAGTTGCGTTGTTAGGGGCGCAAGGGTTGTCTTCAATCAAAGACACCTTGGGTGATGTTTTAAGTTTTTTCACGTCTGACGATGACAAGCCAACAATCTTTGAAAATATATCAGTCGGTCTTAGTAAATTGATGGATTTGGATTATTCTAATTTAAATTCCTTTGGTGAAGCCGCCGATGGGGTAGATTCTCTTGGTCGAGGATTAAACAATTTAGCGGAAACTGATTTTAGTGATCTAACTTCTAATATAAAAGAAATTGCTGAGTCAACCGCATTTGCAATACCGTTACTCAATGCAATGTGGGAAGGTGGTCCATTCAAACATGAAGGTAGTGGTGTAATGTTCGATGATGATTATGACTTTGGGGTGGGGTTGAAAAACACACCTGTCAAAGAGATCGGTCAAGCGTTTGATGTGATTGGAACGGGTATTTCAGGTCAAAGAACAGATGCGATTGCGGAAGGAACTAAACAAATGGCCAACCTAACGTCTAGCACGATTACTACTGTTATTGGTGACACTAACACACAATCAACCACGCTTTTACAATCTTTGGGCCCTGCTTTAACTAGTCCAATAAAAACTGGAACTGGTTTAACCGAAGCATATAATAGTGCATAAAAAAGGGGACCGAAGTCCCCTTTGTGATTGTTCTGGTGATTTTAAGTACTTATTTCAACACGCCACAGTACTCCAGTTGGATACCCAAGGTAATCAACCTACGCGTTTAATCCCATTCACTTAACCAGTCTTGTAACTCAGATTCCTTAATCTTTGCTGGACGCCTAGTTTTTTTGAGGTTAACATCTAACTCACCAGCAATGGTTGTGTCGATAATGTTTCTCATATGATCAGACACAGTAACATCATTTTCCATGCACCATATTCTGAACTTCTTATAGGTATCTGCGTCGATACGGAAGTTGGTTAAAACTGTTTTACTCATTTTATTCCTCTGCAGCTAACTTAGCGAAGTATGACATAGTATCATCTTCTTCATCATCGGAAGCAATCTTAGGTGCAGCTGCAACCTTCATCACAGGTGCCGATTCTGTTATAGCAAGATCAGGATAATCAGAAGCAACAGATTGCCCAAGTACCATATGCAGTCTTGCTTCTAGTTCAGCATAACTCTTATAGTTGTTTGGATCTGTAAACTCACTTAAATCATAACAACGATCATAAATCTCTTTCAGTTCATCATCTGATTCTGACAGAACAGATGGAGATGAAAACTCTGATTTATCATAATTGCGATAACCTTCGACGTTACGAATCTTCAGTTTAAATGAAGCACCTTCCCAAAAGTCAAACGGATCAATTGGATCCTCGTCTTGAAATTGTGGTTGCATCAAATCTAAGATTTTATCAAAGATCTTCTTACCATATACAAACAGAAAGACTTGGCCTTCATTTGCAGGGTTAGACGGATCTGATTCGATAAGAACATTTGAGACATAGTGCAGTCGACGCTTACGTTCCCTTGCAATATCTTTGTCTCGATCATCACCAGAGTTCCAAAGTTTAGAATTAGATTCTGACACTGGATCCTGTTGACCAATGGAAGTCAAAGATTTCTCAATGTACCACTGACCAGTTGGTCCTTTAAACCCATGGTCCCAATAACGAACCCAAGGCAAATCATTACCTTCAGTTGTGGGTAAGAATCGCAATACCGCATAACCGTTGCCTGCTTTATCGACAGTGGGTTTCCAAATTCGTTCATCCACATAGGACTTCTTTTCAGTTGGACCAGATTCACCTGCTGCAGCAGAAACTAATTTTGCGATGGTGTTCCCTTTGGAACGTTTTAAGTTTTCAAACGACATATTATTTCCTTGTATTTTAGTATTTTCAGATTATCCACTTTATACATTATATAATACACTATTTATACTCCAGTGTCAACGAGTTTTTTAACCAAGGGGTAGTTCATTACCTCTCGGTAAAAAGTTTAACCTTCTAGCTTCGGCTTCAATTTTTTCTTTGATTGGTTCAGAAATATACTTTTTCACATCCTCTATTTCAAGATTGTTTTTTTCGCATATATGAACGATTGCATCAATATGAGACAACTTAGTTCTCATAACGGTGTCTTCAATCATACGAGTAAACTTTTGTTTAGATAACATCATTTCGCCTAGTTGCACCAATCTTCTCCTGTGTATAACCCTATATCTGGGTAAATATGACCTAAAGTTCTTTTAATTGTACCATCTTCGTTGTATGCTAAAGCGGTTACTAACCATTTAGTTTTAAACTCCATTCTCTCACCATAGTTCATATCTGACCATATACCAGTAGAAAGATACGATTGTAAATTTTTAACATATGTGTCAATTCTCTGGTACTGAATCCGGTCCGATTTATCTTTAGAGTCGGCTTGTCTTTTAATACTAGAAAGTAATGTTTTATTAAACTTCAACCATTGTTTGACTTTTGTTGGTGATATCCAATGATCATCAGGCAGTCCACGAATAGATTCATGGACTGCTAAGTTTTTAGCAGGTCCTTTTGCTGCACGTGCTTTCGCAAGTCTCTCAACTGCGGCAGCTTTCTGTTCTTCGGTCATGGGTTTACGTGGTTTACGAACCTTTTTACGAACAAACTTATCAGGTTCTTCATATTTTTTATTCATCAATAATACCCTTAAAATGAAGCCTTACTATATATTTACGAACAACAGCCAACACAAATAAAATAACGGTACAAAATAAAGTTGTTTCGAATGCATTCATTTTAACATGAAATGCAAAAGAAATCAATAGGAAATTCATAGGAAAATTGACTAACGTTCCTAATATAGTATCACTAAACGATTCTTTAAAAGAAAGTTTATCGAATTTCATTATTAATGTCGGTAACTACGTCTAACAAAGGGCTGTTATTTGTTATAAATCTCAGCGCGGCCATATCTTTCGGAAGACAGTGACCTCCGTATCCGAATTTACCATCAGGACCAGGCACCTGAGTATGTGAACGTCCTATACGTGGATCGATGGTAATCGCATCGACCATCTGATCGAAACCCTCAAAACCAATCTCTTTGTATATTCGGTACATCTCGTTGAAAAAAGTTACCTTGGTTGCTAGAAATGTATTCTCAACATATTTGGCGAACGCGGCTTGTTGTAGTGAACAATACTTAACTTCCTTTAATTTTGGCAGTACTGGTTTAAACAACTCGTCCCAAAACCTCGGGTCATCACCACCATAAATCGCATAGGTCTGTTGTTCAAACTCTTCCATTGTATTACGGTTGATATTAGAACTACCTAAGAATTCAGGCGAGACCGTAAAACTACCATCGCGAACACCCGCCTCCCAATCTAACCAAACAGGATCAACTGCAGATTTTATCAGGTACTTGGTATTACCATATTTGACAAACACCTCTTCGACATGATCGGTATTACAAGACCCGTCATCTCTCATAGGAGTCGCAACACAAACAACTACAGCATCGACTGGATCGATTTGTTCATCGCGATAGTAGTTATATCCTTTTGCAGGATCATCGATAAAAATGTCTAGTCCACTTCGTTGTTCTAGTACATATCGAATTGCTTTTCCCACTGGACCATAGCCTGCAATTACAATTTTCATGGTGTTTGGAGTCCTAGTGCGTAGTTTTCGGCAACGTCTTCTGCCCAGTTAATTGAATGTGAAGTGCAATCAACGGTTCGAATGTATCGTGACTGTTCATACAATTCTACAACATACCCTCGTTCGGTTTTAATAACAACAGCTTCTTTCTTGCCGTTGGGGGACATATGCTTTGATATAGTTTCTGAGATGGTAACCTCCTTTCGATGCATTTTCATATTTTTACCTCCAAAAATAAGATCCCACTGTGCATCAAACTCACTTTTAGTTACACTTAAGGGTCTCGGTTTCGATCCTTTCCCGTTCATACCACCACTCCGGTTTTTTTCTTTTAGTCCATTTAGCAAAATTTCGTTTTGCTTCCCAATAATAATTTCTATATGATGATATAGAATCGCCTTCAACAATACAATGCGGGTGTGATCCCATTGCAGGCGTTGGTTGCGTAAACCCCTTATCTTTTAAGTTCATAGGTGGAATCAATAGGTGGTATTCTAATTTACGAAATGATTCGTGAACCCTACCATAACGAAACGTGTACTCTGAACATAAGGCTGTCCACATGTCATACAACCATTGGTAGTTAGATTTTGAATATCTAACCCATTGTGCAGAAGGATGATTAATATGACACGCTTTATATAGTTCTTGGTTTAACACACTATCTGGATGAAAGTAACGTTGTATCTTTCGGCCGTTGGTAGTTCTACCGTACCACATTTCGCCGTCAACTACGCGATGCGTAGTAGATAATAATTGTGCATATTCTACACACATTTTTGACGAATGTGAATCTAAGTGCATTTGAGCGCACTTATTTGGATTATGGTCTAGGTAAAAAACGTTCATTTTTTCTCAGCCGGAGCCTCCTTATATATTTCTCTTAACACACCTTTTTCTGAGTGCGTAAGACTATTATACATTTTTTTTGTTTTCTTGTCAACTTTTCCAAACTTTCGCATTAGTTTTGCTTTCTTACCGTTCACTATTAATTTCCTCCACTGCTGAAATGACATCAGGAAAATGTGCATCAAGAATTTCCCAACATTTTTTTGCAACTTGCATATGTTCTGGCTGAGTACCATTACCCATTCTTAAATCACAATAGTGAATCCAAGATCTAAGTGTACCAGACATATACAATGTAGTTTCGGTTAAACCTTCAGGCAATAATGCACGTGCTTGTTCTTTTGCAATACCACTGTTAAGGGCCATCTCATAATAATCTTTTGCAGTTTGAGCAACTTGGGCTTGCATTTCATTGAATACTTCTTGCGCTTTGTTTTGAATAACAGGATCATTATCTACTTCACTGAGCTGACGGTTGGTCGGATGTTGTTTTCTGGCTTGTCTTTTAGTAGTGAATGATTCACTGACAGCATACCGTTGAGAAAACTCCTGAAATGAAAACGAACGATGACGTAACATTTGCCTACTGATGTCGCGTGTAGTAACAATTTCCATGGTCAAGGATACCATTTCAAAAGGAGACCAATGATTTTCTTTGATAAGATATTTTAATAACTTAGCAGAAGTTTTTTTATTGTTTTGGTTAGCGGGATTACTAACTCTAGCCGCATACGATATAAGATCTGCGGCAGTGTGACAATCTGTTTTTGCTGAGGGTTTGGTCATACCAACCAAACTTACTTTACTCTCCATCATATGCTCCTTCCATGTATTCGCCAGGCACACTATAATATGCAATTACAGTGCGCAAGGCTGATTTTAATGCATTGTCTTCAGAAATCTCTAAGTCCATCATTAATTCTTCTTTAATAAGTTCTTCTAGGAAGTCTTCGTTAATTATATTACGTAAAGTCATATCTATCCTTTTCATTTTAAAACGGTTTCCCAAAATCAATATTAGACCAACCTTCACTTTCACACATCCAAGCAGTACCACACTTCTCGTTGACGATAATGTCACCAACAGAAACCGAATGCATTCGAGTAAACCTCTGAATTGAAGAACCCGCAGGACCGTATCCGTTACCGACGTGAAACACGTCTTCGAGGTTGTCAACACCCGATACACGGCAGACTGAAGTGAAATGATCTTCCATCCAAGGTTCCCAGTTCTCAGAACCACCGAACTTGACATCACGC